GGTCAGATAAGGCGGGTCCGGCTGGGTGCGTTCCGAATTGGTGGGTTCCGATATGGTGCGGCAGGTGAGTTTAGGAGCGGTCAGTTCGGGACAGGTTGGGAAGGGTGCGGTAAGACGGGTACAGTTAGGTCTGGTCGGTTCCGTTGGGATGAGATCTATTCGGGTGTGGCTGGTATGATGGGTCCGGGACCGGTGCGATAATCGGGATTCGATGTTTCGATCTGGGTAAGGTTAGGTATAGCTGGTTAGTTTGGGAGCGATGCGATCTGTTCCGACAAGGTGGAGTTCGATGAGGTTAGGTATGGCGGGTACGAAAAATTTTGTGTGTGAACGAAAGGTAAAAGAAAATGGCAAGTCAAAAGAAGGCAGTGGGAATTGATATTACGGCAATCCAATATGGGTGTTTCGATGCCTGTATCTTGGGAACTACGCCACTCATCATCAATCGAGTGAGTGAGAAGGGGATGCGGGAGCTTCTTCAACCGAGTGAACGAAAGAACTCAGCACAGAAGGCAAGTACGGCGAAGCATGATCCGTTCGCGGAGTTTCGGGCAAGTCCGTACACCGATCGGAATCTGAACGCGCCAACCTTACTTCAGCATCTCTCTGCTGCATTCAAGGGTGCGATGGCCAATGCTGCATTGGATCTACCGGGTACGAATAAGCAGCAGATTGGACGATTGACTTGGGTTCTGAGGGAGAGGGTACATATCTTTGGAAAGCCGAAGATCTTTTCTTCGATTGTACGTATGGCGGATATCAATCGAACTCCCGATATTCGCACACGAGTGATTATCCCGGAGTGGGCTTGTAAAATCAGCGTGGAGTTCGTTAAGCCGCTCCTCAAGGAAGTTGGAGTTGCAAACCTTCTAGCGTCGGCTGGAATTACGCAAGGTATCGGGGATTGGCGAACCGGAAAGGGAAAGGGGACGTATGGGTGTTTCAAGATTGTGAATGCAAACGACGCCGAGTGGAATCGAGTCGTAAAGCTAGGTCGTAAAGTTCAGGTGGCTGCAATGGAAGATCCTGAGCCTTATGACCAAGAGACTGAGGAGTTGCTCGAGTGGTGGCAACGCGAAGTGAAGAATCGCGGATTCGAAACTTCCGCAAAGAGTGTCGAGCTTGAGGAAGAAGAGCGAATCCCTACACGTCGTGAGGCGCGTGGTTCGAAGAGGAACGGAGCGGTGTTGGCATGACCGATCTTCGTAAGCGTGTTCAGGCGGCAATCGATCGTTTGGAGAAATCGAAAAAGCCAATCACTCCTCGTAATCTCTGGGAGTCAGCCAGATCGTCAACACATCCTCTTCACGATCAATTTGAATGGGATGATAGTGTTGCGGCGGCTATTCATCGTGACGAACAAGCAAGGCGCCTCTTACGGATTCGAGTGGATATGGTTTACAAAGATCGCGTCATTGAAGCTCCGATATGTGTACGAACACCCGAGTCACCTTCAGAGCAACCTTCGTACACCCGTACTGTCCAAATCATGGGGAACAAAGAGAGGTCTCGTCAGGTTCTTTTGGAAGAACTTGATCGAGCATCGAAAGCAATTGAGCGAGCAAAAATGGTTGCGAATGCTTTGGGTCTGGCTCGCGAATGTGAACGACTTCTCGAGAGTCTTCTTGAGATTCGTCAACAAGCAGCAGAGTGAGGAATCATCTACATGCCGAAGCGAGCACGTCACGTGAAGGGTTGTAGTTGCGAAAAGGGTGCTCCTGCCCAATGGTGCCAAGGGAAAGAACCAAAGAAGACGCGCTCCCAAAAACAGTTTCCGAAAGACGAAGCAAAGGACCACGAGGAGTTGCTTATGGAGATGACTTTCGTGATTCTTACTTACGCATCAGGAGAGTGGTATCCTCAAGCTCAATACGGTATCGGGACAAGTATTACGGGAACTACAAAGCGATAGTTCGGAAGTGGTGGCGCGAGGATGGTTGGTTTTTGGTGAAATGCTTACTGAATGGAGAACGAGTATGAGCGAATTGTATCTCTCTTTTCCGAAAAATATTGTCTACGGTTGGAGTGATAGGGCTCCACTACCTAAGATGTCACGAAAACAAATCTACGCCGTTAGCGACGCGGCTTATCCAAACTCGTTGGAGTTTTGGTGGTACTCGGAAAGTCCTATTGTTGTAGATCCGGTTCATCACAAACACGGGTGGTTTTCGGTGATGCTAAACGGCAACCCGAAAGAATTGTTTCGAAACGTTCAAGCAATTCTCGGAGAGTCAATTGAACGCCGTGCGCGTCCGGTAGAAAAGGCTAGTCCTCCTACCACGCAACGCGAGCTTCGAAAGGTTTGTAAAGCAATCGCCGCGTGTAGAGATTCACAATGAAAACGATGCAGGTGTTGTTGTGCGGACTTCTTATCTACTTAGGAATCATAGCGTGTGACGCTGGTGAGAGGATGGTAGAAAGTCAAGAGCGAACTATCGTCATCGAAAAGACGGCAGAAGCGGGTAATCCGGAAGTGCCAAAGCTCGCGCCTCTCGCGAAGGTCACCAAGAGCGAAGTGGTTCCGTGCTCGAACATGTTCTGGGATCACACGGCTGCAGAGAAGTCGTTTCCGGGAAAAAGCGCCATCGAGTTGAGTACGGTTCGAGCGCTCCTCGTTCTGAATCGTCCGGTCACTGCGGAGCTGAAGTACCTCAAACCACCTATGTACGTTGGAGATGGTTCGGTGGGTGTGGATTGCGGTCTACCACCCGATGTGGTGGGCTCTTCGGTTCTTTTTATCTGGGAGGAGTGATGTCTACGGAAATTCCGCATACGGATACGGAAGTTGGATTTTGCGCGAAGTGTGGAATTTTCCGAGAGGATCACATCACGCAGGAAGGTAAACGTATTCCGGTTACGGATTGTGGATGTACCTCGGTAGCCTATGGTCATACGAAAGAATGTACGTATACCAAAGTCGCTTCATGCCCAATTGATGTTGGGATCTATTGTGAAGCTCATGATCGATCACCTTGTGAGACGTGCGAATGTGATTGCGGAAAGGTGTTGTCTGAAGAAGTAGGTGAGGGTAACGAATGAGAAAGAAGCTCGAGACCATTGAAGTCGATTCTACGCAGGGTGGGATTCCTATTGTTCGTAGCCTTGGCTTCTTGAGCAATAGTCCGCTACTCACCGTTGAACTTCGTCAGAAGTGGTATTCGCTGGTGCTCGTTTATTCGGATGAAACTCACGAGCACATATCATTTCCTCTCGTGGATGAAGTTCCTGGATTTCGAGGACGAGCCTTTTCGGACCACGTTCCAAATCCCGAATTCCTTCGGCGATATTGTGCTCTCAATAATTACCTCTTCGATCCGTTGGCCGAAGAACTCATTACCGGTCGTTGGGTGGAGGAGGCGTTTTGTCCGGAGCTTCTTGATCCGAAAACAGGAGAGCGATCTAATGAACAACCGCGATAAAGAAGCTTGGAAAATACTTTCGAAAAAGGCGCGCGAAGCTTGGGTTCGTCTCGAGAGTCAGAAATATCTGGCAGACCACGTGTATGGTTCGGAAGCCGCTGTTCCGAAAAATCACTTCGATCCACTTGTGGAGGAAGTTGCGGATCTACGATATCTCGTAAGTCATCTCGTGTTGGTGTTGCAGAAGAACGGGATCAGTCCGTTCAAAGGGGCAAAGAAATGATGTATGAGTGGCAGTGGGTCAAACAGTGGTACAAAGAAACCACTATCACTATTGACCTTGCTCGCGGAGCTATTGAGCCCGATGTGAAGATTTCGTGGGAAGCTAAACAGGTCACACTGAGCCGAATTGCAGAATCGATCGAACTTCTCGAGTCGGCGATTCACAAGCTCAAAGCGTTGCGTCATGCATTGGAGCGCACGAGTTCCTAAAATCGTGTCAAGTTGACTTGACACACTCCACGCGCGCTACTTCGTCTGCGAAGAAGAAGGCCGGCGCCATCTCTTCGAAGTTGACGTAGTAGACACCATCTTCGCTTGAGAAGATCACCCACCCGATCTTCCCGATGTAGTGACCGGAGAGCGGAGACATGACACGCAACTTCCGTACCTTCACGAACTCGTAGGTCTGATCCTGGGGAGCGAGCTTGGGCTCTTCAACCACTTCGGGAGAGCAATAGCTCGGAGTCCGGTACGGATTCATCTCTTCTTCAAAGGTAACTTCTTAATATGTTCTGTCAAGTATGTCTTAGCTTCCGGACGGTAGACGAACATGTGCAGCCAATTCTGTACTCGTCCCCTAGGAGGCCAGTACTTGTCAAAGTAGTTTAGCGGGACCTTTAGGTAGCGCGCTATCTCGGGAAGATAGTTGTACGCTCCTCGCTGCCCATTCTCCATTTCAATGTATCGAACCATTGGTCGTCCGATACCTTCGGAGATATCCTTTGCACGAATTCGCTTCTTCAACCTCAGACGTCGGATGGCTTCTCCGAGTTTGATAATCCAAGAACGAAGTTCACTATTCACTCCTCGTCTACCTCCTGTTTTGGGTGGTGGGCGAAAACTCCATTTCTCTTCTTGTTGACGAATATAGTCTTCTTGTGGACCCGGAATATCTCGAGGTATTCGAGGAGGAACAAGATCGCTAATTCGACATCGAAAAAGGATGCAGAACTTCTTTGCTTGAAGAAGCGTTATGCACTTCTTACCAGTTTCTATTACATACCAATCGAATACTTGATTGAATCCGAGAAGAGAAGCTACGGTCTTTTGACTAAAGCCTTTTGCTTTTCGAATTCTCCGAAGTTGCTTTCCAACATATTTTAGGAAAGCGGGATCTTTCGGAACATTGTCTCGAGCAGCTAGATGACTTTCCCCATTCATCGGAGTGGTTGGTGTCCTGCTCGAATGAAATCAATGCGCTTCGTTAGATTCAAGAGTTCGGTGGTCAACCGATCGACACGTCTCACAAGATGATCGAGATCTCGATCTAATTCTTCAACTTTTCGCACGAGCTTCATATCGCGTCCTGAAGGATGCTCGCGATAGATGACGGCGATCGTTGTAAACAGCTCGTTTTTCTTTCCCTGACAAAAGACACGAACAGGTCCACCCTTTTCCTGTTCTGCAAGCCATTCCTTTAGTTTGGTTCGAGCCCAGTATTTAGATTCGCCAAACATCTCAGCGAGTCGACTCACGCCCACAATGGTTGATTTGTCCGGAGGCTTCTCGGTCACGATGATTTTATTCCTAACACGCGTTATTGGGATGCGTCTAGGGATCACTGATAAAAATTGTCGCTGCGAAATTACGTGTCTTGTTTCTTTTTTCGTTCACGATCGTGCGAAATCAATAGGGAAGTTTCCCATGGGTAGAGGCCGCGCATCGTACGTGCGGCATCCCACACCATGCGTCGTTATGTCCACGTAGAGAAATCGCCTACAGACGTTGAGAAACCTGTCAAAAAGCGTGAAAAACGTCTGCAAAAGCGTGAAAAGAATGAGCAATTCCTCCGAACTAATGCGCAAAAGACTATCGGAATAGCTCCTATCGACCTCCAGTTGAGGTCGATGAGCCTTCAAGAGAAGGTATTCCACTTACGCACAAATGGTTACAACGAAAAACAGATCGCGGAGAAGCTAAATCTGACGCATTTCGAGGTTGCCCAACTCGTCATGGACGCGTTCGAGGAATACTACGAAAAGCGAGATAAAGCGGTTCAGAAGTTTCTTGGATTCGCGAGTGCTGTTTACGATCGACTTCTTCAGACGTGGATGCCAAAGGCGACAGATCACGTTGAGACCATCAGGACCGATAGCGGTCCAGTAGAAGTCATTGTTCCGGGTGATGCAGAAGCAGCCCGCATTGTAGCGACGTACATGCGCGATGCTGCAAAGATGTACGGTCTCAACAAGACCCGCGTTGAAGTTACAGGGAAGGACGGAGGGGCCATCAAGCTCGATGCTGACTGGACTCTTCGATTGAGCGATGACCAAATGGAAAAGGTCGCAGCCGGAGATCTCACCCTCGCACAAGCTCTTGCTCTCCCCGGACCAAATACAAGCCCAAGCGATTCTGGAACTTCGGAAGAGGAGGAAGAACAAGGAAGCCGCTTGGAAAAACACCACTAAGGAGTGGGCGAAAGACTTCATCGGGTTTGCGAAGAAACTCGATATCATCGCGAAGAACAACGATCGAATAAAGGTTCAACCGAGCCCAATTCTTCTCGCCTTTGAGAGGGCGCGAACCGGACGCGATTACATTCTCAAACCACGTCAGATCTACATGACGACGTGGGAGCTGGCTCGAGACATCTGGTACTTCATTACGAAGCCTGGTTCGAACGTTGTTATTCTCTGCCAGTCCGATGCAAACAATTCTCTTCTCAAAGAATTGTCATCGCGAACTGTCACGATGCTCGAGGGATTGAAGAAAGAATATCCCGAAGTACCTGTCAAAAAGATTTCAGATACGAAGTGGGTTCTCATCAATGAGAACGGAGAAGTAAACGGACAACTTCTCATCGGTGGTGCCGGAGCGACAGAGAAAGCTGCGAGCAAAAAGTTTCGTGGGTTTCGTATCAATCGCCTTCACGTTACCGAAGTCGCGTTTTTTGAATTCGCGATTGAAACTCTTACTGGTATTCTAAACGCGATTCCTTCTGTTGAACACGGAAGCGAAATCACCTTCGAGTCTACTCCTAAGGGAGCTGCCGGACCGTTCTATGACGGTTACATGGCTGCGAAGGATGGTAAGAGTGAGTACAAGGCTCACTTCTTCCGTTGGTTTGAGCAACTCGAATATTCAAAGAAGCTCAATCCCGGAGAAGTTCTCATTCCAGAAACTGAACGAGAGAAGCAACTCGTTCAGCTTTATGGCGTCACGCAAGAACAACTGAAGTGGTATCGGCAGAAGGTCAACGATCCGGCACTCGGTCAAGCAAAGGTTGATCAAGAGTTTCCGTCTGACGAAGAGACTTGTTGGCTCTTTGATGGCCGACTCTTTTTTGATCGCGAAGTTTTGGCGAAGCTTCGAACGAATTCTGCAGCATCGATGAGTGCAGCTGAGATTGTTCACGCTTATGAAGGTCGGTTTGCTCGAGTCATTGGAGGATTGCTTGCTGGGCTAGTGAAGGTTTGGCATCTTCCAGAACACGGTAAACAATACATTCTTGCGATTGACCCTTCTTCGGGAATTGAACAGAACGAAGAAGAAGCAAAAAAGAAGAAGCTCGATCCTTCTGCGATTGTTATTCTCGAGCGTGAGACTGGAAAGTATTGTGCTTCGCTCTGCGCGTATCTAGCTCCGGAAGTCGTAGCTACTTACGCAGCTACGCTGGGAGCGATGTACAATTGGGCTCTTGTTGCTGTTGAACGTTCGAGTTCATGGCAAGCCATCATCGATGCCCTCGCCTTGTGGAAACGACCAAAGGTGCGAGGTCAGGAGCAAGGAAACGGTTATCCTCATATTTACTACGATGAGGATAAAGTCCCTGGCTTCTTCATGTCGAAGTCGGCTAGGCCGGCTGTTCTCGATGCTCTTGAGATCGCAATACGCACGGGGACGTTTCAACCGCCTGATATTGATCTCATCAAAGAGATGCAACTCTTCGTGGTTATCGAAGACAAACCCGAAGCAGCTTCCGGTGCACACGATGATCGGATTTTGGCAACCGCTATCGCTCTGAAACTCTCTCAGGTTTCACTCGGTCTTCATCATTCTAAATTCGCGAGCGCTCCTTCGGTGGCGTTCGTTAACACTCCCATCTCCTTCGAGGGAATTCCTACAGGGGCTTCTCAGCTCATGAGGACGGAGATTCAAAGGTGGGCGCAAGGTCCGGTGCAACAAGATTCTGGTTGGAGTCTTGTGCATCCTACAGCGAGTGATATGGACGGTTTCTGAGTAACCCGTCTTGTGTCAACTCGATTTGACACGAGGACGAATGAATCAGGCAAACAACTGGTTGACGGTTCCGGTACCTAATGGTTCCCGGGACAATGTTCACCAACTTCCTCTGACGAAGGATCTTCCTTCGAATCCTTCGGCCGTTTATCTCGGACCGAAGAATGTCATTCGCATCGGTTCGGAGATTCGAGAAGGAGCACCAGTTGCTCCTTGGCCTCTCGTTGATCGTTACCCAACAATCGTTGGTAGTGGTCTTTCTCTCGCTTATCTCTCAACTACGTATCGTCTTGCTCTAACTGGGCATCGACGAGAGTATGTTGACGCTCTTACGGAGCTTATCGAGCGTGACCCGCATCTCTATGCGGTTCTCATGCAACGCGTGCTTACGGCATGTGGTGCTCGAGTTGTTCTTCTTCCGCGCGACCCCAAGTCGAAGCGTTGCCGAAAGATTGCTGCTGAAGTTCAGAAGATCGTGGATAGCATCCATGGCTTTCGTCAAGCTCTGGCAACGATTTGTTTTTCGGGACTCTACTACGGTCTTGGCGCTTGCGAAATCATGTGGGAACCCGAAGTTCGTTCGACACGAAAGGGAACTCGAGCCGGATATATTCCCAAACGACTTCAGTTTATCCACTCGCGCCGTTTGAACTTCCCCGATCCCGGATCTTGGGATTTGCGGATCTGGGATATGGGTCAAGTCGGTCCTGGTTTGGGAAATCTTGGACGTGAGCCGACTACACGAATGTATGGTCTTCGCGTTGAAGACTATCCCGGAAAGTTCGTAGTTTTCGCTCCTCAACTTCACGCCGACTATCCGACCCGTGAAGGAGTAGGACGCATTGTTGCCTTCTGGTCTGCTCTCAAAACGATGGGAGCACGAGGGGCAGCCCAGTATGTCGAGCGCTATGCGAAGCCTTGGGCGATTGCAACGTATGCAACCACGAACACGGGCATTCCTCGAGCAGCAGAAGCGTCAGCAGCGAACAATGATGTCGGAGCTGCGAATGCAGCTCTCGCGGCGTTGGGAACGGGTTCTCTTGCGGGCGCTACAGTACCCGATTCAGTTGCCATTGAACTGAAGCAGATTACGGGTTCTCGTTCGAATATCGGTCACAAGGATTGGATTGATATCTGCAACCGAGAAATGTCGAAAGGCGTTCTCGGTCAGACAGACACCACCGATGGTGGTGGTGCTGGTTCTCGAGCACGCGCTTCGGTTATGAAGCAAGGTTCGAATCAGATCGCTCGTCTTGATGTCATGCTTCTCGCCGACTGTTTTCAAGTTGGATTGATCGATAACATCGTTCGACTCAATTACTCGAAAGCAGATTTCGATAAACGCCCAATTCTCTCGCTAGCCGTTGATCCTGAGCCCGATCCGTACGGAGTTGTGAAGTTGGCAGCTCTCTTTGCAGGGGCAGGTGCTCCAGTTGATGCGGATGACATTGCGCGAACCATCGGTATCAAGCTGGTCAATCCCAAAGATAAGACCTCGCGCAAACTTGTGCCGGTCAAGCCGATGGAAGCGGCATTCCTAAATCCCGACCTCTTCAATCAGCCTGAAATAGAAGAGGGAACGTCCCCGGCTGGTTCTTCGTCTACTCCCTCCGATGCTCCAGCCGGGGGCGGCGGGACTGACGATGAAGAATCGGATGAGGAAGATGATGATTCTGAGGATGATTCCGAAGAAGACGATGATGAGGAAGACGACGATTGATCGTGGCTTCTGATCATCTGAACAATTTTGAAAGGTCAGAACAATGCCGAATTCGTTGCCGACTCCCGATATGCAGCTCATCACGAACTACCCGCCTTCGCTTGCAGCGGCACTGAAGAAGCTCTTCGATCAAGGAGCTTCTACCCTACAGTTGGCGGCAACATTCGCAACTGCGGATGCGGCTGTTCTTTTCACGGTTCCTGCCGATACGCGCCTCTTGATTGGTCGTGTGCTTTGGGAGGTGACTACGGCTTGGACAGGTGGTACTTCAAGCGCCATCGGGCTTTCCTCGAGTAATGCAGCCTACAATACGAAGGGTGACCTTCTTGGTGGCGCAACGGGTGATGTTCTCGCTGGTCTGACGGCGGGATTCAAGGGCACGGTTGGAGCCAAGTTGGCTTCAGACGGTGTCGTTGTTCTCATTGCAGGCGATACGATTCGCTTCGATCGAATCACTTCAGTATTTACTGCCGGAGTCGGCATCGCTCACGTTCCAGTTTATCTTCTTCCGGCGAGCTGATCGTGACGACCAAAAACATCGCATTCGTTCAGAACTTGGAGATTCCTTATTCTCCGTGGTCTAGAACGTTTGCGGCGATAGCGGATACCGATGCAATTAAGACATCGATTGCATCGGCCGCTTCTATTCAAACCTACATCACCGCGGCTCTGAACGGAGTCTATGGTGTAGCGGTTTTTCCACTTCCGCACCTTGTTACGGTTACAAATACAAGTAGCGTTGGTAGCTATGTTGCTGCTGCAATTACCATTAGTGGTGAAGATGCAGACGGAAACACAATTACCGATACGCTGACCCTAACAACTGCAAACGGCAACGAAACTATCACTTCGGTAAGAGCATTTGCCAAGGTGACTTCGATTGTTGTTCCCGCACAAGTAAATACGAGCGGTGCTTTCCAATTTGGCGTTGGTGACATCGTTCTTCCATACCCTGTTCGAGTAATCCGAGCTGGATCGGCCAATGCTCTCAAGGTTGGTTATGACGATGGCTCGACAGATACGGTGACTTTGCTCGCTGGCGAAAGGCACACCGCTCTCGTCAAACGTATCTACTCGAGCGAAACAACGGCTCTTCCGATCACGGTGTACGCGTGAAACAAAACGAGCACATCGTGAAGCTCGATATTTCGGTCAACGATGTTCATATCCCGGCTTCCATTCGGAAGCCAATGAACACGTACACCGATGAAGGACATGTTTGTTCTTCGTCTTGTTTGGAACAATGCAAAGTCCACATGACGCCGGATGAATATTCGGTGACTAAGGCCCGCATTGAAGAAGCGGAGAAGAAAATGAGTGAGACGACTGAAATGGAAGTCGAATGCTCGTTGCGGGGTGATTCGATCGAGTTGAAAGAACCAGGTGAAGAAGGCAAGCAGATTTGGATTCAGCTTGCGAAGCCTGGAAAGTTCAAGGGTCATGCTGCTGGTCCGTTCGAAATGAACGCACGAACCTTCAGCGAGATCGTTCACAACTTCAACAATCAGGCGAATCAAGCCATCCCGGTTGATTTCGAACACGCGAGCGAACAAGCGGCAACCGAAGGTTCCATTCCGTATAATGGGGCTCCTGCGCAGGGTTGGATTACGTCTCTCGAGCTTCGAGCAGACGGAAATCTTTGGGGACTTGTGGAGTGGCTTCCTCTTGCTCGTAAGTACATCAAGAACAAGCAGTATCGCTATCTCTCTCCAGCGATTGTTTTTGGTGCGAAAGATCGAGTTACTGGAAAGTCAATCGGCGCCAAGCTCTCAAGCGTCGCGCTGACGAACAATCCATTCCTCGATGGGATGCAGCCGGTTGCAGCAAAGAACATTCAGAATGTCGATTTGACTGCTTTTGATGCAGTTCGAACCACGCTGGAAATGCCTTCGTATGCAACGCCGGGAATGCTTCTGAAGATGCTGAAGGCAGTGGATCAGGATGCGTTGCGACAGAGGATTGGTGATTCTCTTCGAAATGCTCTTCGTCTCCCACTCACCATGTCAGTGGAAAATGTTTTCGCTGAGGCTCGGATGGTTTGCGGAGAGGTTCGTCAACTTGAGTTGACAGAAAAAGTTCAAGATTCGACGTCCGCCGTACCGGCGGCGAACGAAAACAAAACGCCGGTAACGGCAAAGGAGATCGCAATGAGTGATGCAAAGGACAAGGAGCTGCAGACGCAAGTTGATCAGCTCACCCTCAAGCTCACGGCTGCAGATGCGGAGGTCAAGAACCTTCGTGCGACGCATGCCGCGGAATTGGAGACACTTCGGGTAGAGAATGCTGCCCTGAAGAAGAAGGTTGACGAGCAGACCGAACGCGAGCTGTCAGATCTCGTGGACGTCACGATGGCAACGTGGGGCGAGAAGAAGGGCCTGACGGAGATTCATCGCCCGATTCTCATGCGTCAAGCCAAGGCGAATCGTGAGGACTTCCTCACGATGTATCCGATCGTGCCGCCTGCTCAGCGTCATCTCACGCAGAATCTCACTGGCGAGAAGACGAATCCGCTCGAGAATGCCCCCACCAAGGTGCCGCAAGACAACAACGTCATTCGGCTCCGCGATGTGGTGAAGGACGAGAACATTCCTCCCGTGGAGGAAATCGCGAAGAAGCTCATGAAGGACGAAGGCCTTTCTTACGAACAGGCTTTCAGTGAGGCCCATACCCGCCGGCTCAAGCTCATTGAGACGGCTGCAACCAAGCGCGTGAGCGCGATGGGAGGAGTGTGAATCATGGCTATTGTCAATCAACTCTCGCGCGCTCCGGGTATGCCGAACGGCGAGAAGGTTCTGAAGAACTACGGTGTCACCGATATTGCGGCTGGCATGGGAGTTCTTTATGACGGCACCAACAAAGGTGACGCTCACAACCCGCCAGGCATCGTGCTTCCCACGGCATCAGGTGGTGTTGCTAAGACGGCCGGCGTTACGCTCGAAATCATCAAGGCTGGAGCGTGCGGACGAGTCGTTACGCGCGGCGAAGCCGTTGGAACCTCGAACGCCACGCTTACGCCTGGTGCTCTCGTCAAAATCAGCGATACGTCTGGTAATGAAGGCAAGATCATCGCTGCCGCATCTACTGACGAGATTCTTGGACGCTGCCTGACCGATTGCGTTGCCGGCGATCCAATCGTCGTTGATGTCAACGGCGGATCGCACAACTGACAAGAGGAGATGGAGAAAATCATGTTCAACGGTCTTCAGCTCATCGATGTCAGCGCCCCGGATTACCGGAAAGGTGCATACGGTCATAGTGCCCCGCAAGCGATCGATCTCACTCGTGGAGTCGTTCAGCTTCGCAATCAGGGCGGGCAGCTTATCGAAATGGATCTCGGTCAAGCCGATGTCCACGTCGATCGAACGCTCGCCAGCTACGCAGCTGGTTTCCGACTGCAAGATGGTGTCGCCGACATCGCTTCGCCAGTCGTGACCGTGCCCAACGCAAGCGACAAGTACTGGACCTGGGACAAGGACGATACGTTCCAGCTCGTTCAGGACATGGCGACCTCTGCGGGTGGAGCGGTCAAGGAAATCTCGATGCGTCTCAGCAACACGGCCTTCCAGACGAAGCAATTCGCTCTGCAAGCGTTCGTGCCGACTGAGGTGCAGGCAAACGCCGATGCTCCGATCAACCCGACTCTCGCCGCTATGCGTCGCATCATGAATGCGATGATGTTGGCTCGCGAGGCTCGCGTTGCGACGCTTCTTCGTACGACAGCCAATCACGCCAACGTGACCACGCTGACGTCCACGACGAAGTGGAACGGTGGATCGGGTTCGAACCCGATTCAGGACCTCTTCTCTATCATCGAAGCGTCTCTTCAGCCGGTCACCGACATCATCATGTCGGAACAGGCTGCGCACGACTTCGCGCAGAACGCGGCTGTTCAGAAGTTCATCGCGAACAAGCAGGCAGTTCCCGGCCTTCCGCGCCTCCCGAGCGATGGTAGCGGAAACGGAAACATGTCTCAGTTCTCGGCGATCCTCGGTCTTCCGCCGATTCACATCGCTGCAATGAAGATGAAGACGGCTTCCACGACGTATTCGTACGTTTGGGGCGGCGACGTCATTCTTCTTCACAAGCCGCCGAACAGCGTTCCGGTGGACGGTCAGGACATCGCAGCAAGCTACACGTTCCGCTGGAGTGGCGGTGACGTTGGTGATGCGGCTTCGAAGGGCGGATTCATCGTTCGTTCCTTCTTCAATCCGTATCGTGGTCCTCGCGGTGGACAGCAAGTCATCGTGACGGTCAATGATGCGGAGGTCATGACGGCAACCACGGTCTCCGGCATCGTTGTTGGAGCGCACCAGTAACCTTCAACCATAGAACGCGTGATCTCTGGCTGATGGGATCACGCGTTCCTTTGACTCTGGGAGAAAGAAAATGTCCGAAAACATTCCGACGCGACGTGAGGCTCGAGAGGCTGCAAAAACCACCGAAGCCGAGACGGCGAAGAAGCCTGAACCCGAGACGAAGAAAGCGGCTGTGAAGCAAGAACCCAAGCTCAATCTGGCTGGACACTATCGTGTCCGCGAGGGGTACAGCGTGGCCCACGGGGCTCGAGTGGGTGACGAAGAGCACACCATCGGTCGTCATGGTCATGCTCAACCTGGCGAAATCGTCTACCTCACTCACGAGGAGGCACTTAGCGTCATTCGTTTGACGAAGGACCAAAGGATGCCCGATGGTCGACCCAATGGTCCGGCGATCGAAACGGAAGAGGCCTATCAAGCTCGCCAAGATGCGGAGTTGAAGCGTCAGGAGTTCGAGAAGTTGTTAGCCGACATGAACAACTTCCCTGATGTTCCCGCGACCCCTTGATAAGGAGAGCACCTCTTGGCTATTATCGTTTACGTAACCCAAGAGGATCTGGAGCAAGCATTGTCTCCCGCGACGGTGCTTGCTCTTTACAATGATCTGAACAACGACTCGGTTAATCCGACAGCCTTGGAAGGGGTGCTTATTCGAGCAACCACGTGGGTTGATTCGTATCTGGCAACTCAGTATCTCGGACCTTTCCCGGTTCCGCAAACGCCAGTTCCGATGATGATCAAGATGGCCGCTCTTGAGTTCGCTATCGCGTTCTCGTTCGAGCGTCATCCTGAATACGTTCTGACTTACGGTGAATCGTTCCGAGCTACAGCACGTTTCAAGCGTGCTTGTGAGATAATGGAACGAATCATCAGTAGCCAACAGCAGATTCCCGATTGGGCTCTTCAACCCAAGGGGAAAAATGTCGGAGGAATTATCAATTCGACCGGACCACGAACAATCATCGATGGTCCAAATGGGGAGAACAACGGCGGCGACTTCTAATGTCTTTCGAATTCAAGTTTGATTGGAGAGAGTGGGAGAGTTTTGAGGAGGAGTGGAGTAACGCTGTTGATTATCTCTCTCAAGATCTTCCACAAGTTGCTCTTGATGCTGGAGATGCCGCTGTAACGGCGATTCAGCAAAATCATCCCTACCAAGATCGAACATATCTTCTCTCTGCAGGAACTCACTGCGTCCCCGGACGTGTTTCAAAGTGGCGAGCGGAAGCGATCGTTCAGTTTCAAGCCCCCTATGCAAACATTGTTGAAGAAGGTTCGGTCAAAGCCCAACCGTATCCCTTCATTTTTATTGGTCGCGAAGCTGCGGAACACAAGCTCGAAGAGCGTATGAACGAAGCGCTTACGAAGTTTTGCCAAACTCTTTCGAGGAAGCGATGACGCATCGATACGGCATTCCGCTTCCTGCTCCTCCGATACCTCTTCCGGGTACGTTTCCGGCAGAATTCGGAGTTGGTGATCAGCTTCTAGGATATGTCGGACATTATCTCAAAACGATAATGGACAAATATGTAGGAGTTGCTTGGAATTCAGTTCAACCAAATAAGCCTTTGGTTAGAACAATTCTTGTTGGAGATCCGGATGACGGATTCAACGAGACTACGCTACCAGCCCTCTACATATTTCGGTCACCTCGCGAAACTCGCGAACTTGTCGAGACTTTCGAAGATGTGGCGGATGATTATCGTTTCGAAAAAAGTCGTGTGACGGTGCAATGGATCGTTGATCCGATGCCTCAAATGCATCGACGACTTCGTAACGAAATCATGAATGCTCTTCGTAAAGCTATCGATATGGGTATTCGAAATGGGCGCGATCCGGGTTGGATTGTTCCTGGAGATACGGATATCAAAGCTCCGAGCTTTGGTTCTTCTCTTTCGGAATATGCGCACTTTGCTACTCTTGAACTACTTCACGCGGCACCTGGAAAATACATTCACAAGATGGCTGTTCCGGCTCCGCCGCGAAAGTATGACGAGCTTCGAATGTCTCTCTATGTTGAGGAGCTTCTCGAACTCGATATGGAGCTTATCGGCGATCCTCACGAGCAAATGGAGATGCAGACCAATATTCCAGACCTTGGTACAGGACTGGGTTCCTATCAGATTGGTCTCGATTACTTGGACGTGACCTCATCTTCTCCGCTCGGCGAAGGTGCTTTGGGAGAAATGGTGTTGGGATAAACCATGGAACGATTTGCCAATAGGGCCCGCACCAACCTGACAAATGCAATCGATGCGGATGATACGTCTTTCGTTGTGGATTCGGCTACAAAGTTTCCTAATCAAGGAAACTTTCGAATTCGAATCGACGATGAGATCATTCTCGTTACAGCAGTTACGAATTCTCTCTTTACGGTAACTCGAGGACAAGAAGGCACTGCTGCTGTAGTACATGCAGCAAAATCTCAAGTTGTTCAGGTTTTGACAGCCGAGGGATTTACTCAAGCAGTAAAGGACACCCCGCTATCGACCTACAGTAATGGTACACGGCCGGATGCTAATTCAGTTCCTGCCGGAAGTATGATTTTCAATACCGACGATAATGCGCCGAATGTTTCAGATGGAACGAATTGGCGCGACATGGTTGGCAATCTGACTTGATTGCCAAATTTCAATTTCCACCTCTAACTCCAACAACTCAGGAGTTTGCGAATGCCCACTCTCAAGGTCTTCCCGAATCCGTACAAGCAACTCGATCACCAGGGTCGACCTTGTTCGGTGTTGCCGTATGAACCCGAAGGTGACGGCGTCACCACGTTCGATGCACGCCGATTTGTTGGTGCACGTCTTCAGGTGACTATTCTCAAGACGTTTGCTCCTGGTGATGCTCGTCAAATGGTCCAAGACAATTCCTTCGTCTTTGAAGACGAAGCTGTCGACGTTCCAGATACCGCCTACTATCGCACGGCTATTCGTCAAGGTGACCTTATCGCTGCGGATAAGGTGACTGCACGTAAGGCTGGTGTGGTTTTCACTGAGCCCAAAGATGTTCTTGAGCGTTCGCAACGCGAAGCCGGTGAACATTGGAAGAACGTGCATAAGCACGAAGATCATGATTACGAGGGTGAACCTCCGAAGGCTCTGACGGAACTCGCCTTTGGTCCGATGTCTGCTACATTGGAGTCGCGTAAAAAGAGGCTCGAAGATGCGAAGAAAGCGGAAGCCGAAGAATTGAAGAAGGCTGAAGCTACAAAAAAGGCCGAAGAGGAACGAAAGAAGGCTGAAGAAGCCTCGAAGAAGGGAGGTAAGTGATGCCGACTCCGATCATCGTTGGTTTCTCTTCTTCGAACCGGGTTCCCGGGTATTACGGAGAAACGGTTTATGGAGCGGGTGCGATTAGCGCCTCTTCCATTCCTCTCGTTCTTTTGCTCGCGGGTCTCAAAAATCCTTCGGGTGGAACGGCGACTTCGAATCAAGACATTGTGGATATCCTTTCGGCAGATGCAGCTGATGCAGCATTTGGTGCAGGATATGAGCTTTCGCGCATGTGTTATGCAGCGCTGAAGGTTCCTGGTGTCAAGATCAAGGCAGCTCCTATTACAGAAGCTGTTGGAGCTGCTGCAGCAACCCAAGTCATCACCATCGGAGGTTCCTGGTCTTCTGTTGGAACCATCAAGCTTCGAATCAATGGTGAAACAATCACGCATTCTGCTGGTTCAACGCAGACAGTTGCTGATTTCTGCACCACCCTCGCTGCGGTTCTCAACGAGAATCCTCGCCGCCCATATACGGCAGCTGCTACAGCTACGCAGGTCATTGTTACCTTCAAGAGCAAGGGTGCTCGAGGCAACAACTACATCACGTTCCTAGATTCGTCGCTTGTTCCGAGCGGAATGACTGTTTACATCGCAGGTCCTACTTGGACAGCTACTACTGCGAAGACGGCCAGCGCTCCGATCTCGTTCGTTGTTCCTACGACTGCGAACGGGTTCTACTATAAGTGTACGACTGGTGGAACGACTGCCGGTTCTGAGCCTGTTTGGCCGACCACCATTGGTGCCACTGTTGTCGATTCGGGAGTTACATGGACGTGTTGGGGTAAGGTCGTCACTGGTGGTGGAACGACTGCCGGTGGTGGATCTGGAAGCGAAAGTGCTTCTACTCTTCTTGGGCTTCTTCTTCCGAACGGATTTGATCGAATCGTTTGTTCTCAGAACGATTCAACGAATCTTGGTCTTTGGAAGACGCAGCTCAACGATCAGGCAGGACCGACTCGTGGTCTTCTCCAGCACTTCATCACGGGTGTGAATGGAACGCTGGCGGCTGCAACTTCGTTGGCGACTACGCTCAACGCAGAACGTATGCAGATTGTTTGGCAGCTCAATGGAGAGACGGCTCCGTGGGAAATTTCTTCCTATCTTGGTGCTCTTCGTTGTGCAACTGAGCAAGCTGATCCCGATGCGGCTTATGATGATGCGAAGCTTCCTGGTGTTGCTCCGCATTCTCAGCCCGCAGATCGCCCTGACAACTCGGTTCTTCAAACGGCAATCAACAACGGTCTCACTGCTATCAAGACCAGTGAAAATGGTTCTGATGCTTTGATCTGTCGTTCGGTTACTACTCACACGTTGTTTGGTTCAACACCCGACTATCGAACTCTCGATACGTCGGATGCTTATGTTCCGGACTTCGTGCGAAGGGATCTCGGTCTCTATTGGTACACGGTGTTCAAGCCGGCGAATCCGAGGAACGCGGACAATCCTCCGGCAGATCAGAAAGCAGCACTCTCGGGTGTCGCGACACCCGATCTCTGGAACTCTCACGTGGAGGCCAAGCTTCGCAACTACGAAAAGGGTATCCTTGCATCAGGATCGGCACCCACGGCAGCTACGGTTGCACCCATTATCATCAATGTCGACTTCAACAAGCCTTCCAGTGGATATGATCCGATCGCAAAGCGAATCATGTCTGCAGTGCCTGTTGAACCGGCTCCGAACAATCATCAGATTGGTGTTTCAGTCA